CGACTTCCATCGCCGGCAGTTCAGCCGGGTTCGCCATGAGCCACCAGGTCGTACCGCTCGTCAGGTACGCACTGGAGACCACGCGGAACCGACCGGCGAACACGTTCACGTTTCCGCGAGTCGCATTCTCTCCGGTGATGAGCACCGACGAGCCCATCAGCTCCTCGGCCGTCATCTCCAGCTCCGGCGGGACGAGCAGGAGCTGCGGCGTGATGCCGAGTGGGTTGCCGTCCGGGTCGGTCAGCTTCCGGTAGGAAGAAACCGCCGTCCGCAGGGACGAAATCGCGAGGGCGTTGCCAGCCGCGGCCGACTCAGCCCGGTAGAACGACGAGTTGGAAGCCTGGAACTCGGTCCAGAAATCCTTGTTGAGCTTCACCGCGGCACCACGGCCCAGACGGGCCGGAACCTGAGTGAGAGCACCAAGGTCGTCGTTCACGATGTCGACCATCGTGATCGAACTCATGCGGCCGGTCAGCTTGGCCTTGATCGTCCGCGTCTCGTCCGAAGCGTCGGCCGACTTCAGTTCGCCGGAAGGTCCAACATCCTCGAAATCGAATCCGCCGTTGAGCCGCACGCCCGTGACCGTCTTGTAGTCACTGACCGAACGGATCGACGCGATCTGGTCCCACGCCGCTTCGACAGCGGTGTAGCCCTGGAGAAGAAACTTGCCGTAGGTCGCGGCGAGCACGTTGGAGATCGAGTGAGTGGCGAAACCACTCGCGAGCACCTCCCGCACGTTGCCGGCCGAGATGCGGGCGGGGCCGTGATACCCGTTGGCACGGGCGGCCTCGACGAGCACCTCCTGCAGCGACGTGCTGCCACGCCGACGGTCAGCCGCCTCGAGGGTCTTCTGGTCGAAGACCTTCTCGACGTTGCCGAGTCCGCCGTTGAGGCAGAGAGCCGCTTCGATCACCCGCGGATCGTGAGCCGCCGAAGCGTCCACGACGTGGGCAGCCGGAGCCTTGGGCCTCTCGGCACGCACTTCGGCGAGCCGGTCGGCACGGAGCCGTTCCAGCACGATGTTGGCGACGGCCTCGGCGTCAACGGTGTTGGCACCGTCGTTGCCGGCAATCACCTTCTGGTCCGCGGCGACAATCGCCGTGGCTTCCGTCGTTGGCACGGCGGCCTCGACGGGCTTCTCGTTGAGCTGCTCGCTCATAGTGGAAACCTCATTCGCCTCGGCGGCGATAGCCGCGGACGTTGCACTGTCCGCACCGAACAGGACCACGCTCGTTTCGCGGAGGACCGCTCCACGAGCAACGCTGATGGGGCCGGGGAACTCGCGACCGTTGACGGTCACGACCGCTCCCGCGGCAATGTTTTCGATTGAGCCAACGTCGGCACCGATGCTCGCTTGCAGCGGCACCCCGGCCTTCGCAAGAGCGATGAGCTTGTCGGCGGCTGGCGTCCCGCGGATCAGTTCACCGCGAAGCATGAGCTGATTGCCGTCGTTCGTGGCTTCCAGGCTCTTGCCGATCACGCTGTCAAGCAGCGGCATTTCCTTGCCGTGGGCGTAGAGAATCGGGATCGGACGCGAAGCGTCCATGTGTGCGAGATCCACCACTAGCGGGTTTCTCGACCAACCCTGGCGGATCGACGCCCCGGTGTAGGCCACCAGCTCAAACGTCGGCACCGTGGCCTCGTCGGCAGCTTGCACGTTGAGGGCCGCGGATAGTTCGATGCGATTGTTCATGCGTTGGCGTCCTCGGTTTCTCGCTTGTAGACACCCTCGGCCCACGAACGGCCGGCGTCACCGCCCCACAACAGCCACGCAATCCGCCCGGCAGACGGGTAGCCGTCCTCGCCCTCCGACCAGCCTTGACCTTGCTTATCAACCTCGTGGCGTGCGAAGTAACTCACCATCCGCCCGATCGTGTCGAGCGATAGAGATCGGCCATTGGCAATGTCACGGGCACGAGCCACGCCGATCGCCGTGCCACCACGCCCGTACTCCCTTCGCAACTCAAGACCGCGGCGGGCCGCGTCACGAGCGGCTTGCGGGGGCCGGTAGCCGTCGGCAGCCTCGATGCCGTCCTCGTCGTCCTCGGCAGCCATCGCCGCTGGTTGGGCGTCAACGCCAAGCTCACGCTCCATCGACTTCTCAACAGCCCGTTGACGCAGCACCACCCGCCAATCGCGGCCACGCTTGGCACACACTTCGGCGAGGCTCGCCATGTTGTTGGAAACCATCGCCGCGTCGGCGTCGGCTTCCTTCAAGGGGTCAACGTGTTCAAATCCGTCCCACGTCCACGTCCAGTTCCACGACGCGAACGGCGGGAGACCACGCGGGAGGATGCCGGCGGTCACGGCCTCGTCGAGCCACGACATGAGCAGCGGGTCGAGGAACACCCGTTCCATGTCGCTCCGCTCGACGGCGATCCGCTTGCGGTAGACCAGGTAGTCGCCACGCATGGATGAGTAGTTCGCGGTGGACGAATCCATCGCGGCGACGATGTACGGCATATCCAGCGACCGGGCGATCTCATTGAGCATCCGACGCACGAATGCGTCGTGCGACGAGGTCGGGTGCTCGGCCCGCATTTGGACCGGCTCCCACCCGTCGGGGGCGGCGATCGCCATTCCGCGGACGATCGGCATCGTCTCGAGCGTGGAGAGACTCGCGGCACCGGACCCATCGGCCGGCATGGTCGTTTTCAGGATCGCAGCGAACGATGCGGCCGTCTCGGCCGCCGTCACCACCGCCAGCGTGTAACGCCGAAGCAGGGCGAACAGCTCCAGCGACGGGGCGATCTCCGGCACGCCGCGGTGCTGGCCGGGGCGGGTCGCGTGATACCAGTGGCAGACGTACTCCGACTCGATCCACTGGCCGTCCAGCGTGAATCCCGGCAGCAGCGAGCCGGGGTGCGACTTCGCCACCCAGTAGTCGGTGACGTTGCCGTCCTCGTCGAAACGCACGCCGTCAACGTCGTTCTCGGTCAAGTAGCCGACCGGCGAAATGACTTGATCGGCCTCGACGAGTTTGAGATCGAGCTGCACGCCGCGGAGCTTGGAGTTGTTCGTTTTCAGCCCGAACACTTCGCCGTCGGAAATCTTGCTGGTCTTAGCGATCCGCAGTTTGCGGGCGAGGTCGATCCGGTCGGCCCAATCAAGGAACGCCGTCTCGACCGACCGCACCGCGTCGGGGGACACGTCGGGGCCGAGATCGAGCTGGAGCCGCGGGCCGGTGCCCACGAGGTCGTTGGACCAGGTGGACGCGATGCCGGCCGCGTAGGAGTTATTTCGCAACTCGTAGCGGGCACGATTGCGGAGGATCTGGCGGATCTGCGGCTGGAGCCCGGCGTCGGCCGAGAGGTTGTCTGCCCGCGACCAGTGGTTGCGGTTGAGGTCGGTCGTTTGGGCGGAATCGTATTTCGCACGCACCATCGTCGAGATCGCTGCCTTCTGGGCGTCGATCGTCGACTGCATGGTGGCCCGTGAGGGGCCAAGAATGCGTGAGAATAGGCCCATTCTCAGCCGGCCCCCGGATACTGGCACTGGGCGTAGCGGATGCACGCGAACGGCGAAGCCGTGTTCGCGGTTCGCGAACCCAACACGAACTTCGCGGCCTCGACCTGGCGGTCGAGTTCGTGCTGCTCGACCTCGCCGGCGTCGGTGCGGGCACGTCGCGGCTGCGTCAGATTCGCAGCGATCGCGTCGATCACCTCGTCGTTGGTTGGCACGCGGGCACTCCGGTGTTTGAGAGCCGCAAAACGGCCTCTAACACCAGTGTACCAATGTCTACTACCACGACCGGCTACAGAAACTCAATGAAGACATCGCACTCGATCTCGTCATCGACCTCGTCCCAAAAAGCGTCGTCGAGGTACGTCGGCATGGCGGTGTCTCCTTACCGCCATTTTACCCAAGCCGATACGGACGTTCAGTAGGCCCAACTCATACGCGAATCCGTCGCCGATTCGTCGTTTTTGCGATACGTCAAGTTTTCGTGTCGCGAAACGTGACACGTCGGCGTGTTATGCCGACCACGATAGCGGCGTCAATAAGCGTCTAGCGGCCGTGCGGCGCGAATCGGCGGCGTGATATGCGGCCGTGCGGCGTGTTATTGGTGATTATCCGGGTCCGCATAATCACTGGTTCTCACTTCGTCCGTTGAAGCAGGCCACTCAGAATCCACGCGATCCGGTTGCACTCCGGGTCGTCGTCGTTCTCGCAGTAGCCTTCCATCGCCTCGCGGATCGCCTCTCGCTCCTCGTCGG